GTGTGCTAGACCAATCATCATCCTGGCCTAGGACTTTCCCAATAGTTTTGTTATCTCATGCATGGCTGCGGTCAATACCTGCACCGGGATCATATTATCTCCGGCGATCACAGGATTACCTGCTTCGTCCATGATCATAGTACGTAATACATCCATCATACCGGCATGATTGCTGCTTTCGATCGATGCTAATTTAAGGAATACGTCTAGAGGTTGACGATCCCAGGTATAAAATTCTAATGCTTCGCCGTAGGTCTTGACGATATCTTCGCCGTCTAACGTTAATTTAATTAGTTGTGGTTTTGCTGATAACTGACTTAATTGCATTTCATTGGTCCTTTTCTGTTGATCTTTCCAGCAGTTTGTTTAACACTACCAGTGCGAAACTGAGTCTGCTTTGTGCTTTCTGTACATCTGCTTGACAACACCTAAGTTCATTCCGTGTCTTGGCTATTTCTGCCAGGAGACTGGCCATTAGGTCTCGGTCGCTCTTTGAATCTATAACATCCATTCTATCGATCTCCATTTGTATTTATGGTCGTGGCGATAGGGCACTGGGCCCTATCGTTCTTTCATGCGACTACAGTATTACTCAGTTGCACTGACGGTATATTCGCCGGTCACGGTAATAGTCACCGGGGTCACCCATACTGGGCTGTCTGCACTGATCTTAGGTGCGAGACCGGTAATATAACCTTGTCCTTTGAGATAACGTGGTGTATCTGCATCCATCTTAAGACTGAATGTAGTAAGAGTCTTGTTGCGGCTAAGACCCAATACACCTTGTGCTGCTGTAGTATCTGATTGTCCTGCTGTGACATTGCTTCCGAAGAACGTGGTTGGATCTACGACAAGGTTCATCGCTACACTGTTAGTAGAAGTCGTTGCGACCTGTTTCTTAGCAGTGCTGTCCAATTGGCTCCAAGTAAAGATGTCGTTGGAATTGTTCACTGTGATATCCTGTAGTGCAGGCACAGTGACGTTGCTGCTTCCAATTGTTAGATTTGCCAGTGCATTACCAGCCTGGATCTTTAATACGATCTGACTAGTTGCACCGGACGCTGGGTTGATGTATGACATGTATTTGTTCCTTATATAAGTTTAGTAAATTGCAATTCGAATTCCGTGACCATCAAGTCTTCTTGGATGTTTTTAATTACATTACATGTCCTGCGATGTAGACCTGTTAGCGAGGTCACATTGCGGGCCAGTTTAATTGAAGCGACTAGACTATCATAATTCGAGGGTGGATTCTTTGCATCTGAGGTAAAATAGACTCGAACTGTAGTTGTTTCGTTCTCCAGAGTAGTACCATCCAATGTGGCTATGACTGTATCCTGTTGGATCTCGTCGCTGGCCACGTATATACGTTTAGGATTCTTGGTGAATAAGGCTTGACCGTTGCTATCAAAGGGCAATTCCTGTGATACCCGAAAGGTACCCAAAGATATCGTTCCTAGATAGTCTAATATCGCCTGTCTCATCTCACTCTCTTTAAATTATAAACGCCTGGACTTTTCTCTGTAGTATCTATAGATCCGCTGCCATCGAAGTCATACCAATCCCCAGCTGTGATCAACTCACCGAATAATTGTTCGGCACGTTGTGCATAGTAGCCCATCTTCTGTCTCTCACTGGTTTCTTCATTACTAAAATCTGCGATCTTAGGAAGGATATATTCTGCGAGAGCAGAGAACACGCACAGGTCAGTAAAATCATTTTGTCTTGCAGTGATCTTTATGGCCTGGACTTCTGGTATATCTGCTACGGTATTGATGGCTGTAGCCGTCGCCCCGGTATTTCTAGCGAGGAAATAACTACGCCACCAATCCGTGGCACGCAACTTAACTAAGATGCGTTCTGTGCTGCGTACTAATAGATTCTCGATTACATCTTCAGTAAGGCCCTCATTGGCATCGAATAATCGTTGATCACGATCCAATACATCTTGGTATTCAGCGAAACTGATTACCGTAGTTCCTGATGTTAAGAAGGCCATATCTATCGTTCCTTAGAGGATTGTCGAATCGTTAGTGATTGCAACTCCGTATGCTTCATATAGCACACCTTTACCGTAGATCGCTGTGGCAATCAGGTCGTCGCCGCGTAGTAATGCTTGACGCTGCGTTTCGATTCTGATATCCTGCATTACGGCAAGACCCAATGCATCACGATGGAACACACCGCCGACGAAGTCGCCAGTAGTACCAGTGTTGGCTAGGTTGCTTGTTTCGTAAATTGGGACACCAGCCAACATACCTACATAACCCATCTGCATGGCTTCGTTTTGCAAGATGCCGCTGTTAGGATTGCTGTATGTGTTGGTTAGATTGGCTTTAAGATCATATGCTACGGCTGGATGGAACACGCCATATAATTCATTGCCTGGTACACCGGCACTGCGTAGTTTAGCCACAGCCTGGAAGATAGTGGCTGCACTTAATACTGCGGTGTTGCTGCCTAGTGTGTTGGTGCTGAAACTGGAGAACAATGCTGTAAGGTCTTGATCGATCTTACGTGCAATCGCTTCGCCAAATAAACGACCAATGTCAGCGATAACGTTGCTGGCAGAACCAATGCGGCTCAGATCAGTGATCTGAGTTGCAAGGCCTACTTCGCTAACGGTTAATACTACGCCGTCGGTGCTTACTGCTGCTGGGGTTGCTGCTGTACCTTCCGTCAAGCCTGCTGCTGTCTGCAGAGGATACACTGGAACTGTCACGGTCTTACCTTGTGATGCTCCTAGCGTGTAGTTCTTGACCAGTCCACGCATAATACTGCGTTCGCTGGCTACAAATAAGGCTTCTGCTACGATGCTAGGTAGCAGGTCATTCAGGGTGGTTGTTGTTGATGCGGCCATTTTAATTTTTCCTTTAAGAAGTTATCTAATACCGGAAGCCTTGCGATATTCTGCATAGATCTTACGGTGTTCTGGATTGCTCATATTGAGTTTAGTAATATCCAGATTTTCTACTTTGTTGGTAATACTGGACCTAGTGCTGGCTGTAGTAGGGGTCGCTTGGACGAAATGCGGATTCGAATCTAAGAACTCTCGCACTAGATCCTCGACCTGATAGGACTGTCCTTTATCGTTATAACGGACGCGACCTTCTTGATCCACGATCTCTACTTCACCTTCGGCATTCAACTTGACATAAGGCTTCAACAGGGTGCGGACTTGATCGGGATTATGCGATTTAAGTTTTGCTGCCACTGTGACCAAAGGTGTATCCACTCTATATTCCTGTATTACACGATCTCTTTTGACGATCTCAGCATCCTTCTTTGCTGCCAATTCCTGGAGGATCTTTTCGAATTCTCCTTTCTTGACCTGTTCTTCTTGGCGTCTGCGTTCTGCATCTGCCTTGAGTTGACGTAGTTCATCGATATCTCCCAGTTCTTCCAAAGGTTTCATGACCTTCTTCGTCACTGCGGCCTTCATCTTGGCCATGGCATCGTTAAACTCTTGCTCTGAATAGACTCTCTGTGATCTGTCTGCGTCCTGACTTGTTTGTTGGCTTGAAGCGTCAGTTGCTTCTACTGCTGCCGATGTTGTTGGTAAGTCCATCGTTGACTCTGCCTCCTTTGAGTATGTAATATCTATTTAGTTCTATTTCGAACCTAGTCTACTATAGGTCCGCCGGCGATCCATGCGTCGCAGGTCCTATTGCTGGCACATTTGAAGTCGTATGCTTCGCAATAACCTAGGTCTCCTGCCTGCACAGTACTCCATGCATCTGCTGTTCCGGATCCACCTGCAGCCAGCCCTTGATCGATACAGTTTAATATTCGACTGGTCTGATTAAAGGCTGCACAATTACTACAACGGCTGGTCTTGGCTGTGGCTACATCTGTGTTCCACATGTCTGCTTTGGCCGCCCAGAATACTGTATTGGGTAATGCCGGATTCAATGGTCCGTATGCTGCTTGATCTATAGCCTTCTGTCTGTTGGCTAGATTGGCTGCGATGTCCTGTGTCTCGATTGGGCAGGTCATATCCGCAGCCGCGGCAGTCATCGCCGCGTCGCCTTCTACCACATTGGGATTCATCATGATGGTGTCCGTCAGTGCGGCCAATTCATCTAGATCTAGATCCA